CTACGGATAGCGCAATGAAGCCAAACGAATGGGCGCAATTACTATCTATTCTTAAAGAAGATGATTTAAGACGTATTATCTTTGATTTGTACGCATTAGGGCAATGTGCCTTACAGATTCATTACGACAAAGGACATAAAGCGATTACAAGGGCTTTTCATACACCAATTCAGTTATTAAGGCCTGAGAAGTGCAACCAAGATGGGGACATAGTAGGATATTTCTATTCTGACAATTGGACTGACCCAAAAAAATACGTACCTAAAAGATTCGATTCTTTTGGAACTTCAAAAAAAGAAGTTGAGATTTTATATTTAGCGCCTTATAGTGCGGGTATGAAGTACTTTTCAAACGTTGATTATCAAGGTGGGATTGATTACGCATATCTTGAAGAAAAAATAGCTGAGTACCTTATAAATGAGGTTGAAAATTCCTTCGCGCCCACCAGTATCGTAAATTTTAACAATGGTACCCCAACTGACGAGATGAAAGACGAAATTTCTGCGTCTGTAATCGGTAAATTAACAGGGTCAAAAGGTAAGAAAGTTGTAATATCATTCAATGAGAATGAAGCTACTAAAACAACAATTGACACTGTACCTTTGAACGATGCGCCAGAACATTACCAATATTTAAGTGATGAATCTACCTTCAAAATATTACGCTCTCACAACGTTACTACTCCTTTATTATTTGGGGTATCGGTTGCCACAGGATTTAGCTCAAATGCTGATGAAATGAAAACAGGCGCATTGTTGTTTGAAAATATGGTTATAAAGCCAAAACAACAAATGATTGTTGAGATGATAAACAAAATATTATCGTTTAATGGTATATCGTTAAAACTATCTTTTAAAACATTACAACCTTTAGACAACTCAGGTGAATTACTTGCAGGAGATTCTAAACGTGTTATCGATGGTATTAACTCACTTTCTCCATTGGTTGCAAATAAAGTACTTGAATCAATGACACCAAACGAGGTTAGAAGTTTAGTTGGTTTAGCACCTGAACAAGCTGGGGGTAACATTACGCAAATGAGCGCCCAGGATGAATTGGACGTTGCGAAATATGGTGAGGACATTGATTTAGATGAGTGGGTGTTGATTGATAGTCGTGACGCTGATGCAGATTTTGAGGATGAGTTAGACGCACAATTGGAAAAGTACAATGAACAAACAACATTGTCAAAGGTTCTAAACTTTGTGAAAACGGGTACGGCACGACCTAACGCAAATAGTATACAAGATGGTAAACTTTTCAAACATAGATATAGATACGTTGGTGACACTTCGGATAAATCAAGATTGTTTTGTAAGAAAATGCGCCAAGCTGATAAAGTTTACAGAAAAGAAGATATTATTAGAATGAATAGTGAGGTAGTTAATCAAACACGCACACGTTCAGATGGTACAGAAGGCGGTTTTGGACCTTTGGGAGCTACTACTTATGACATATGGTTATTCAAAGGCGGCAAATCATGCAGGCATAAGTGGGTGAGAGAGACGTATTTACGCAAATCAGACGTTAATTCACCAATAGCTAAAAAGTTCATGAAAGAGTTTAAACCTTCGGTAGCTCGTAAACTTGGTGAAATCGTACCCGTGAATGATAAAAGAGTATATACAAGACCTATTGACATGCCTAATCAAGGCGCATACCCTAAATAATAAGACATGGCAGAAGCACTATTAATATCGAAAAAAGACCTACAAGAATACACATCTTTAAACGCTAACACAGACGTGGATAAAGTTATTCAATTTGTATTGGTTGCCCAAAACATTTGGATTCAGCAATACACGGGCACAAAGCTATTGGATAAGATTAAAACGGATATTACCAACAATACACTGGCGGGTAACTACATAACGCTTGTACGATCCTATTTAAAGCCTATGTTGATACATTTCACAATGGTTGAGTACTTACCGTTTTGCGCTTACACTATATCAAATAAGGGTATATATAAGCACCAATCAGAGAATAGCGAAATCGTATCGAAGGAAGAGGTTGATTATTTAATCGAGAAAGAAAAACGCATAGCTGAAAGTTACTCGCAAAGGTTTTTAGACTATATTTGTAAAAATAATAGTTTGTTTCCTGAGTATACAACCAACGAGAACGGGGACGTTTACCCACAACATAATAACTATTTTACTAATTGGTATTTATGAAGAAAAAAAAAGAGTATAAACCAAAGGAAGAAAATATAATTAAACTTAAAATATATTTAAATGATATTAGCAAATTACGGGATAATAAGTAGTAGCGGAGGATTGCCGCCATCGACATTGTTAACTGATTTATATGCAGTTTATAAAGCTGAATCAAATGCAAATGATTCACTAGCTACTTATAATGGAACATCAGTTGGTGGTTTAACTTACACAGCAGGAAAAAGTGGGAATGCGTTTACTTTTAATGGAACTAACGCAGCAATAAGGCTACCTGCTAATTCAATGAGTTTTACAAATGATTTTTCTATATCTGTATGGGTTAATATCCCACCTGGATATGCAGGTGGTGACTTAATTGCAGTTCTTTATAATATAAACGGACCATCATGGTTTAATAATCCAAAAGGTTTTAATTTGGATATATCCGGAAACACAGTAAATTTTCCAATGTTTAATGGAACCAGTACTATTAATTCATTAACATGGGTTGATGGTACTGGTTCGACTATAAAGGCAAATTCAGGATGGATACATATTGTAGCGGTAAGAAAAAAATCTACATCCTCCAAAATATATGTCAATGGTGTTTTAAAAGCGTCTAATACTAATGTAAACGATGCTGTATATAGTTCTACTTATCAAACTCCAAATATTGGGAATATATATATGTTAAATAGTTCAGGAACAGTTGTTAATAATGATACATGGGCATATAATGGTACTAAAATTGACGAATTAAACGTATGGACTAAAGAATTAACAGCAACAGAAGTAACAGATTTATATAACAGTGGAACAGGAAAGTTCTACCCAACATTTTAATTATGAAAGTTAGACAATTAACATTAGAGCAAAAAAACATTCTTACAGGTAAAGTATGGGGGTTTCAAGGTCAATTATTTAACCCAACATTAGACGCCAATGGCAATTGGTTTATATCCAACGAAGAGGTTAACGGTTGCACGTTACAACAAGCGGAAGCTATTCCATGCGATGCGTGGCTATTAACGTTACCTGAGATTGATTATACCCCTGTTGTACATGAAGCGTAAATACTACGAAGGGCAAAAATTAAACGGTAAGATAGTGTATACAATTTGGCACGATGCAAGTAATTATTTAATAAAGTTTACAGATGGAAGTTTTGAAGAATTTAAAAAATAGATGGTTAGCACCGACACCAAACTTTTGGAAAAAAGTGCAATCAGTAGGGATAGTTATCGGAGGGTTAGGAGCTGTATTTATAGCGCCACCTTTCGGACTATCCTTAGTAGGAGGTTATATGGTTGCCGTTGGGTCGGTGGCGGGTGTTTTATCACAACTTACAATAAATGACCAACGTTAAGAATTATACCGACACGGAATTATTAAACCATGCGAAAACAATCAATGGTTTTAAAGGGTTTCCTAAAAACAAATGGATTTACAGTGTTAGATCAAGCGAGGATGCTGAAAACACTCCTGATGATAAACACTATATTTTTGAAAGCGATAAATTCATAACTATGTTAACAGGATCAACTAATCCTGGAGCGCCTGTTTTAAAAAGTGGCTTTCTTAGATATAACAAGGTAGGTGCAGCGGTTGTAAAGTCAGATGAGTGGTATCATGACGTGTGGCAATACGGACTACATATGGGACGTATGAGAGCGTTAAGACAGGTTAACCCTATCATTGTATTCAGAGATGGAGATAGAGATGGTAAAAGCGAAGAAATCGGAAAGCCTATCAAAGGTTTATTCGGGATAAACTTCCACGGTATGGATTATAATATATTGTCAAAAGTTACAAAAACACAAATAGGTGAGTGGAGCGCGGGTTGCTTTATATGTAACAATATGGAAAAATACTATCAAACAATAGGAAGTTTTGAGAAAAATGGACTTACAACAATGCTTTGTGTGAAGGAATTTTAGTATATTTACAATGTGTTTTGTAGCGGTTTAGAAATAAATCGCTTTTTTTTTGCTTAAAAGTTTGCGTATTAATAATAAATGTTTAAATTTGTAACATAATTAAAAACATAAACACAATGGAAAATGAAATTTACACGCTTGCATCTGAACTAACAGAAAAACAAATAGAAAATATTTTATTTTCTTGGGAAGGAAAAAAGGAAATTGAAACATTTAACTGTTTAGTTAGATTAGGAGATAGCAAAAGTTTAGCAATTGCGACTATATTAGTTGAAAAATCAAATAATGTAGACAATTACGATATTAATTATAACGCTTATAATATTTAAAATTATGAAAAAAGAAAAATTTGAAGAAGCATTAACTTTAATAAATGAAATAAACGAATTAAAAAAAACAATAAATTCCTTTGTTTTTGAATATAAAGAAAGAAGAAAAAAGGAAATGTACTTTTTTGATATGCATTTAAAAGTTTCGCAATGTGATATTACAAAACATATTAACCGTAATGAGGAATTAAGAAATCTTTTTATAGATAAAATTGATATTGTTATAAATGAAATGGAAGAAGAAATAAATTATAAAATAAACGAATTAGAAAAAGAATTTAAAGAATTATGAGCAAATTTAGAGAAACACCAATAGAAATTTTAATGAAAGATTTATTTGGTAAAGATTTTAGAAATAAAATTGATGGAAATAAATTAAATTCTTATCAAAAAGCCGAAATGTTATTTGAAGCATTTATAAAATCAGCTTTTGTAACTGGAATGGTAAGCAATGTTGATTATTATTACCCGGGGCAAAATGATGATAAAGCAGAATGCGAAAAAAAATATGAAGAAGATAATTATTTTGAAAATTTATTTGGAGAAAAATGATGAAAACAGCAGAATTAATTGAAAGCCAAATTACCGAAATCCGTGAGAAAATGGGATATGGTAATAAATTCGAAAAAATTCCTTATTCAGAGGAGCTTGTAACAGAAACACAAAAAGTAGTAGGAGAAAATTATTTATTCATTTTAAAAATTATGGGTCATGAGAAATGCTAAAATTTTAGTGTACGCATTGGTTTGCATTATCATTGTAGGATTTGTAAATCAATATTGGAACACATCAACTGCATTTTGGATTGCATTTGGATTATTAGGTTGGACATTAACAGGATTATGCTATGAAAAAGATAATAACTAAAATATTTAACGTTGATATGCTTATCATGCCCTCAGACGTTGAATTTATGAAGATTGACAGAGATAGTGTATGGGCAACGTTTGAAGACCTTATTGCGACTTTATACATCAATGATGGGGTAGTATACAATGAAGAGGGTGATAGAATCTGCACAACAATGGAGCTTGAGCAGTTTGATGAATTTGCAGAAATAAACAAATGTATCACATGTGGTGGCACGGGTGAGTACATGGTTACTGATTACGATCAAGATGCACCATTTCAAAACATTTTAATAAATTGCTATTGTGAGAAGCCCTTCGAACTATAATTATATTTACGACAGAGTGCGTAACATGCTCGAAGCTGGATGGATTCAGCTCGATATAGCAAAACATTTAAATGTTCCCGTTGCAACCGTAGGTCACGCGATCGCAACGTACGAAGGAAAAAAGTATATAACAAGCCTATATTTTGGCTATAAAAACGAAGCATACAATGAAGAAGATTACATTTATCAAGCCCCTACTTTTGACGAGCTGTCTCCTGATGAGCAGTCTATCTATCGGTCAATTGAGTTTACAGCAAATCAAGGACAAAGGGATTAAACACCCTGAGATTGTTTACGCACAATACCGACTTGAAACAGGTAATGGGAAGAGCAGAGC